CTTCGATGTCGTTATCAATATCCTTATCCAATCCAGACAAATTCTGAACCTCTTCCCCAAGTTTTGTGAATTCCCCGATTAACAGCATTTTCTTAAGCAATTTTGAACTACCAAGAACTCCATACGCACCCTGTAATTCAGCATCATTGAGATCGGGTGAAACAACGGCAGTCGCCACAAGTTCATGGTTATATCCGATCTGGTCAAATGTTTCTTCCCCACTCTTTTTATCTTTTTTCCTGTATTTCCTCAGAATTTCTTCGTTTTCTTCCTGAGTGACAGGCCGAATAACGAACGGGACCGGCTTTCCGTTTTCTAAAAATCTATCAGATATAACAACTTCTTTGTTTTCTACTTTTACAGGGTTTAAAAATGCTTTTAAGCTACTCATGTTCAATATTTCCTTTCTGCAAAAAGAGAGTGAAATCAATCACTCTCTTACCTCATGTTCTCTGGCAATACATACCTTTCAAGATCATCCAAATCATCAAAAGTAAAATCTGTATCTGTGGTATTCAAATCCTCGCTACCGTCCTCCAGGTAAGCCACGGGCACTTTAGAAAGGATACAATTTCTCATAACGACAGTACGCTTTCCAATAGTAGAGGCCGGGTCCTCATTAGTCACCTGAATGCTTATCTGTGGAACTCCGCCATCTTTAATATATTGCTGATAGACCGCCAGGGCTGCAGGGCTTACATTGTAAATGGTCATACTTCCTTTACCCTCTGCCCCGACAACCTTATGCTGCTTCATACGGTGTCCTAACAACTTTTTCGCAATGACGGTAAATTCGATATCCGCTTCAATTTTTGACAATTCAAAAAAGTACCGGTTTTGTCCGTCAGTCGTAATAAAAGCGCTTCCCTCACTCCCTGTCACGAGGTCTGCTATTTTTGTATATGCTCCCATGCCTTACCTCCTTATGACAAATTAACAGTGATGTAGATTTTCTCTACACTGTCTACTGGCTGAATGTTCGCAGTAACAAGTACAGCATCAATCGCGGTTCCAGATTCTACTGTGACATTACCTGTTTCAAAGTTCTGGATTGCCCCCATGTTCTGCAGCGTTGTAAAGTAGTCCACAAGTGCTGATTTTAAAAGCAACCTTCCGTCTGCGTTGTTATTTACTTTTCCAACATATGAAGCTTCAAAGATTGATGTAATATCATTTCGGATTCCATCAATGGTACGGATAACGCGGTTCTTCTTGAACATATCGCCCTTTGTCGCTGTGGTAGTAGTCAGTGAGTTAATGTCATAAACCACTGTTACATTCTGCGCGCTGTCCACCTTAAAGATAAACTTTCCTGCGGTTACGGCTGCCTCCATTTCAGTCCGGGTCATTCTTGGTGAAACATCAATCACGCCTGCAACGGTCTTTCCTGTGTTAGATGTTGTAATACTGGCCCCTGCCGTTGCTCCGCCAACCCACGCGGTTGTTTCTGCCGCCGTGAGGCTTTCTGTGGCCGATGGCTTTAATCCATGCGGTACATTGATGATAGCTTCACTATCTGCCACATGATTGGCAAGGACCGCCGTACACCACACACCCTCATCATCTCTCATTGCTTTGATCCATGTAACGATTGCCGCCTTTTCTGTGGCTTTTTCTGTGTCATATGGATACACCATGGTATCAAACTTTTCTGTCCTGAGTGCAACCAACGCCGCCGTTATATCCTCAGCGTCATGTGTAGCAGGAAGCTTATATAACTTGACCGTCTTGGCGTTCTGTAATGCCAAATTAACCAGTTTCTTATCCGTAGCAGTGGCATTGTCTGGATAAGCCTGTTCTGTGGCTGTAATGATGTAAATGGAGCCATCAGTTCCAACGCTCAACTCCTGCAGGATAACCACTGTTCCGCGGTCGCCGGGCGTAATCGATAACGGCTCATTAGTAGCCACATTGATATACGCACCGGGTAAAATCTTATTCTGTGATGTCCATGTTCCCGCCATGTCAATCCTCCTTCATATTTGTATTGGTTTCCAGCTCCTGCATAGGCGTTCCGTCAACAATAAAGGCTTCGGTGTAGTCTACCGTGAACTGGAAGTGCAAAACATCATCGGTCACTTTAAATGACCGGTCCTTCACATAAAAAGAACCCTCAAGAACATGAAAATGTCTGGAAAGTTCCTCTTGCATCTTTATGCATTTCGTTTTATATTCCGTTGGATCCCCATCAGGAAAATACTGCAAATCAAATTGAGCTGTTATCCGCTGTTTATCGTTAATTGACCGCGCAGGAGTAAAATCGATCAACTCAACGAAAAAAGACGGGGTTATGAAATTTTGCGGTATGTTATCCCGATAAACCTTAATTCCTGGAACGACTACCTTACACTCAGCCTTAATTCCGTTGTGTACGTCATTTATCATACTTCTTGTCAATCCTTTCGATTTCTGCCTTGAACAGGGCGACCATACGCTTGTTTACGTAGCTGACGGTTTTTTCCAGTTCATGAGTTCCCTTTACAAAACCCTTTGTTGGCCCGCCTATTTTTGTAACAATCCGGTGTCCATCATTCCAATAAGAGGCATAGTCCGCAGTGTTTGTCAATTCCGCCTGGGTTCCATCAGTTGCTTTGACTGTTGGGGTTTTACGCCACGATTCACGTAAAAAACCTCCGGTTCGCTGATTACTCACCTTAAAGCTCACAACAGTTCCGGCTTCTTTCCCGTTCTTTACTGTAAATGTAACTGGATTCGGGTGTAAGCCTACGGGGGTATTTTTCTTAATCCGGGATAATCCATCGTTTACCGCACGAGTCATAATTTTTCTGTCAATGTCTTTAATTTCTCCCAACTCTGCCATAAGATCCTTACGAAACTTATCAATCATAGCCTTATTGTTACGGTAATTACTGCTACTCATGCCTTTCCGTCCTTCTCGATCTTGCACTGCCATTGGAAGCGGTACGGGTGGCATTCCCCAAGCTTAACGGTAACTGGATCACCTTTTCGCAAAGTGATGACCACCTTATCTCCAAGCTTCATGTCATGTTCAATACCACAAAAAAGCTGTGCTGTGCTTACAATAACCGGGACCCCGTTATCCGCTGTGGTCTGTGAGGAAATGCTATAGCGGCACTTAGCACCTTCTATCACCTTGGATTCCTTGTTTGTCTCAAATCCGTCTTCGTCCTCTCCAGGTATATACCGGTATACGTCCATCTTTGCATCATACATTCGCTCATAAGGATTATACATAGCCTCTCAGCCTCCTATATTGCCGTAGGGCCGCCTTGTCGCTATCAGACAGCCCATATATACCCTCTTTGCCATTTGCACCGCTAGTGGCATATGTAATGGTTCCATCGCCCTCTTTGATACTTGCGATATCCTGGGAAAATCCGGGGCCGTTGGCTTCTTCATAGTCAATGATTCCCTTGGACTTCTTTCGAACAATCCGTTCCAAGGCTTCGGGTATACTTTCTGTATTGATATTGCAGTATTCGCAGACGAGCAGGATGACATCGGAGATGGTCAGGTCCTGCTTATCGTCCTCAATTTTAAGATTCCGTTTTACTTCTGTGAGCATCTCCGATTTTGTCATATTGCCTCCTTATTCCGCAATAATGCCGGCATCTCTAAGGCTGGCAAGAAGCGAGTTATACTCTGCCGCTGTTGGAGCGGCACCTGCAGCATTCGCAACCGCCACACCCTGAGCGATCCCGTCATCTGGCACTCTGCCATCTAAATCCTCTAATACTTCACGAACTTTCGGAGCTATGCCCCTTTCATCAAAATTCCATTTCATAAACTGCCTCCTTATGATGCTGTTAAACCGGTAATAGATCCATGCATGAATGCTGGACCATGGTCAAGACCAAACTGTCCGAAAATCTGCCCTTCTTCTGACGCTCCAGTCTTTGCAAGTTCTTCATAGAAGAAATTACCTTTTCCTGGTACAGGCTGGAATACAGGAGCTAACACGGACATTTCAGAAGCAAGTACGGAATCCTGCGGCATGAAACGGTTGAGTCCAATACCAATGTTTCCAAAGTCAGTCTCCAACTGTTTGATATTGGTACCGCCAAGGTTGCGGTCAGTAGGTGCATAAGAGTAGAGATCAGTAATAATCTGTTTCTGATAGCTGTTCACCCAGATAACCATATTGCTGAAAATTGCTCCTGCGTCATACATAGCCTTGAAAAGTGCCTGCATCTTAGCTTTGCTCAGCTTTGCGGATCCACCTGGTACAGTCGTTCCACCATCTCCAGCGCAGAGAGCCAACATTCCCCTGGTCTTATTAGCTACGTTTGCAGCAGTTGCTTTACTGTACTCACCGTTGATGATCGTGTATTCAATATCTCTCGCGATCTTCTCTAGAGCTCTCGCAATCTGCCAGTCTCTTTCTGTAGACTGTACATTGTTCTGCTGTCCGGCTGTATTTAATCCACTCATGCGGCCTCTGTTACTTTCTCTGACGTAAGATACAGACACCTTTTCATGGAAAATCTGTGTTACATTGGTATTCTGACCTCTTACAATACCGATAGCCGCAGGCGCGGCCAAAGAAGCTGTTTCTGTGATTCCCGGCTGCGCTGCCGCTGGTAAACTGTACTGAGAATCAGTGGGAAACTCGAAATTTTCGGTCTGTACTCCTCCGGTCATTCCACCAATAGCTCCCAAGATGGGAGTATTAAGTGCATCAGCAGTAAAAAGCTCCCCTGCATAATTTGGTAAGTTCCATGTTGTTCCTGTTCCTGTAATATTTGGCATGTATTATTCCTCGCTTTCTGCCTGTGAGAGGC